GACAGTAGCAGGTGGTGGCAACCAGATCAACAACGTAAGCATCGGTACTAGCACCCCTCTTGCTGGTGCGTTTACCACGCTGTCTGCAACCGGTGCGCTGACCTATGGCGGTGTGACGCTAACGAATGCAGTTACCGGCACGGGCAAGATGGTGCTGGACACTAGCCCAACGATCAACAACCAGACCGTCACTAATTATATTGAGAGCGTGGTTACCATTGGTACGGTGACTTCTTCCAACACTCTCTCCCTGACCAACGGCACAGTACAGACTGCAACCCTGACGGCATCAACTGCTTGCACGTTCACAATGCCCACTGCAACCGCTGGCAAGAGTTTTGTGTTGTTGCTCAAGCAAGCAGCATCGACTGGTAACGGGACTGCGACGTTTACCAGTGTGAAGTGGGGCACAAGCGGTGCGCCAACGATAACGGCAACCGCAGGCAAAATGGACATTCTGACCTTTATTGCTGACGGAACCAACTGGTACGGTTCGATCGCACAGGGATACACCCCATAATGTTCGCCGCCAAAAACTTTTTCTTTACTGGTGCTGCGGGGATTACTGCCGACTTCCTTGTCATTGCGGGGGGTGGTGGCGGTGGTGGTGGCGCTCCGGGCGGCGGCGGTGGTGCAGGGGGCTATCGCACTTCGGTTGGAACTACGGGGGGCGGCGGTTCAACTGAATCGTCGTTAACTTTGTCTTATGGTGTTTCCTATGCGGTAACGGTAGGCGCAGGTGGTGCTGCACAAGTTACGCCTTCGACAAACGGCAGCAACGGTTCAGATTCTGTATTCAGCACCATCACTTCAACTGGTGGCGGCAAGGGCGGCGGCACAGTTACGGGTTCTGCTGGCAGTACTGGCGGTTCGGGTGGTGGCGCAAGAAATAATGGCGCATCAGGAACTGCTGGCGCTGGCACAGCAAATCAAGGTTTTGCAGGTGGCGCATCAACTGGCGCGGCTGGAAACTACGCAAGTGCCGGTGGTGGCGGTGCAAGTGCGGCTGCCGCAAGTCTAACGACAAGCACAAATGCAACTGCTGGCGGCGCTGGATTAACTTCAACCATTGATTCTGTTGCTAGAGGCGGTGGCGGCGGCGGCGGTGGAAGATCGGCTGGCGGGGCAACTGGAACTGGCGGCGCAGGTGGAACAGGTGGCGGCGGTCGAGGAGGCGGGGATACTCCTTATGTTGCTGCTGTAGCCGGAACTGCAAACACAGGTGGCGGTGGTGGTGGAGCAGGAGAAACAAACGCAGGTGGCGATTCTAACGACGCTAAAGCTGGCGGCTCGGGCGTAGTCATCATCAAAGTGCCATCGACTGCCTATGCTGCATTCTCAAGCGGCGTAACTTACACATTCAGCAGCGCAGTTAGCGGCTACAACATCTATACGGTCACAGCGACTTCGACAGGTTCGGAGACTGTGACTTTTGCGGCTACGCCTTCGGTTGATTACTTGGTTGTAGCGGGCGGAGGCGGTGGCGGTGGATTTGGTGGTGGAGGTGCTGGTGGTTATAGAACCGCCAATGGGGTTGCACTAACACTTGGAACAAGCTACACAGTCACGGTTGGCGCTGGTGGAACTGGCGCAGTTGGCGGGGGCGCGGGAACTTCCGGATCAAATTCTGTTTTTAGTTCTATCACTTCTACCGGTGGTGGTTACGGAGCAGATGGCAATGCCGGTAGCGGCGGCTCGGGCGGCGGCACAGTCACAAGCACAGTCGGAAGCGGAACATCTGGGCAGGGCAACAATGGAGGTACGGGTCACAACAACGGAGCAGGTGATGTTGTTGGCGGCGGCGGCGGTGGAGCTGGTGCAGTTGGTGGAAGTTCCCCATCAGGCAATGCGGGCAACGGTGGTGCAGGTACTGCAAGCAGCCTAAGTGGCTCGTCAGTCACCTATGCAGGCGGCGGCGCAGGGGGTGGAGATGGTCGCGGAGCTGCTCAAGGCGGCACGGGTGGATCAGGCGGCGGCGGCAACGGCGGCGGCGCAAATGGGGATGCAGGAACTGCGGGAACTGCCAATAGAGGTGGAGGCGGTGGTGCTGGCGGGTTTCAAACAAGTTCGTATTACGCTGGCAAAGCAGGAGGTAGCGGCGTAGTCATCCTCAGACTGCCCAATACCATTGGCGCGATATTCTCTAGTGGCGTTACATACACATCGTCCACATCGGGGGGCTTTAGCATCTTCACCGTTACTGCTACCAGCACGACCAGCGAAACGGTGACATTTGTTGCTGCAATATCTGGCGAGTATCTTGTTGTAGCGGGTGGAGGCGCGGGTGGTTATGGCTACGCCGGTGGTGGCGGTGGCGGTGGATATCAGACCGCAACAGGGCTTGTACTAGCGCCAAATATCAACTACACGGTGACGGTTGGCGCGGGGGGTGCTGCTTCGGCAAATAGAAGTACGGTTGGCGGGTCAGGCTCAAACTCGGTTCTTTCTATCATCACCTCAACTGGTGGTGGCGGTGGCGGCTCGGTAGCTGCGTCGGCGGGTGCTGGGGCAAACGGAGGATCGGGCGGTGGTTCGGCAGGCACTACCACGGGTGGCGCTACTCGGACTCCCGGCACAGGAATATCTGGTCAGGGCAACAGTGGTGGCACGGGCGCAACTTCTGATTCCGGCAGCGATGGTGGTGGCGGTGGCGGCGGTCAATCTGCTGTTGGCGCAAACGGTACAAACGGGACTGGCGGCAACGGTGGTGCTGGCGGCACTTCATCTCTTTCCGGATCATCGCAGGTCTACGGATCGGGCGGCGGAGGCGGGGCTGGTGGCGGCACGGCTGGAACTGGAGGAACGAATGCGGGCAATGGATCAACTACTGGCGTAGGTAGCGCAGGAACGGCCAATTTTGGTGGCGGCGGCGGTGGTGGACGAGGTGGCGCAGAATCGGCTGGCGGCAATGGCGGCTCAGGCATAGTGATAGTCAAGGTTCCTGACACTCATGTAGGAACATTCTCATCCGGTGTAACGCAGACCGTATCAACTTCGGGTGGCTACAACATCTACTCGGTTACGGCAACAAGCACGGGCAGCGAAACGGTTTCCTTTATGGCTGGCTTCCTTGCTGATTATCTTGTTGTTGCTGGCGGCGGTGGCGGTGGTGACTTTGGTGGTGGCGGTGGTGGTGGCGGTGGCATGAGAACCGCTACTGGGTTTGGTTTGCGTACTGGAACAAATTACACAGTTACCGTGGGCGCTGGTGGAGTAGGAGCATCTAGCCCAACTAGATCAACCGCTGGTAGCAATAGCGTTTTTGGCACGATCACATCGGCTGGCGGCGGTCTTGGCGGCGATAATGATGGAACCGGCGCAGGTGGTTCTGGTGGTTCTGGCGGCGGTGCATCTCGCAATTCTGGCACTGGTGGTACAGGCAATACCCCAAGCACATCACCCTCGCAAGGTGCTAACGGTGGTGGTGGAACAAACTCAAGCCCATACCCCGGTGGTGGAGGTGGAGGTGGCGGCGCATCAGGAACTACCGGATCAACCGGGTCAGGATCGACTGCCGGAGCAGGGGGCGCGGGAACACCCTCAAGCATCACAGGTTCGTCCGTTACCTATGCTGGTGGCGGCGGCGCAGGTATTGCAAATAACGGAACTAGCGCATCAGGCGGAGCAGGAGGTGGGGGCAATGGCGGCAATAGCGGCCACATAGGTTATGCGGGAACGGCAAACACTGGTGGCGGCGGCGGTGGCGGCTGGTCATCCAACACATCCTTCACAACCTATACGGTTGGCGGCGCAGGTGGTTCAGGCGTTGTTGTCATCAAAATTCCTGACACCTACACTGCGACTTTCTCCGGTGGCGTAACGCAAACCTCTACTACTGGCGGTGGGTATAAAATCTACACTGTCACTGCAACATCAACCGGATCAGAAACCGTATCTTTCGCATAAGGAGTAATCATGGCGCACTTTGCCAAGCTTGATGGAAACAACGTCGTAACTTTCGTTACTGTAGGTCGTGACGAGGACAACGGCAAAGAGGCAGAACTAACGGCGCGTACTGGCGATGTTTACAAGCAAACCTCGTACAACACCCACGGTGGTGTCCACGCCCTCGGTGGTACGCCATTTCGCAAGAATTATGCGGGCATCGGTTACAGCTACGACGCGCAACGGGATGCTTTCATTGCCCCAAAACCATACCCGTCTTGGACGCTGAACGACACCACATGCCTGTGGGATGCGCCCACCCCGATGCCAACTGATGACAAGCGGTATTCGTGGGACGAAGCTACAACTTCATGGGTTGAGCAATCATGAAACTGATCAAGCTAACCAACGCAACTAAAGGTCGTATCGGTGAGAGTCTGATTATAAATACCGAAATGATTATGTCTTTCTTTGAGAACACGCAGGAAGATGGCACAAAAGTTTCCGTAGCGTTTGGCATGAATGGCAACTCGTGGGAAGTCAAAGAAACCATTGACGAAATCATGGCGCTTATTGGCGCAGATTAGGTGTAAACATGTCTACATACTCAACCAACCTTGCGCTAGAACTGATTGCTAACGGCGATCAGTCTGGTACTTGGGGCGATACAACCAACACCAACCTCGGTACGCTGATTGAACAGGCTATCAGCGGTTACGTCACTCAGGCTTGCACGGGCGGAACAGACACCATCACCATCCCGAACGGTGCAACAGGCGTTGCCCGGAACATGTTCTTGGAACTCACCGGGACGGGTGGCGGTACGCTGGTTGTGCCAAACAACAAGAAGCTCTACTTCATCTACAACAACACCAGCACTGCTATCACGGTCAAAGTTACTGGTCTAACCGGCGTTTCTGTTCCAGCTGCGGCAAAGATGGTATTGGTCAGCAACGGCACGGATGTTGTTACGGCCACGAACTACATGTCGTCTCTGACCCTTGGATCGGTGTTGGGTGTGGCTTCGGGTGGTACTGGGCTTGCAACGCTGACAGCCAACAACGTCATAC